ATACTAGTGCAACTGGTATGACAATTGCACAAGGTGAAGCATTAGGTGATACTACAACTAACGCTTTCGCTGAGATGGCTTTCAGTATTGAGAAACATACTGTTACTGCTGTAACAAGAGCTCTAAAAGCAGAATATACTATGGAACTTGCTCAAGACTTAAAAGCAATTCATGGTTTAGATGCTGAAACAGAACTTGCAAACATACTATCTGCTGAAATTCTTGCAGAAATAAACAGAGAAGTTGTAAGAAACATATATGTATCTGCCGTTAAAGGTGCATCTGCGAATACAACAACTGCTGGTATATTTGACTTAGATACAGACTCAAATGGTCGTTGGTCAGTTGAGAAATTCAAAGGTCTAATGTTTGCGATTGAGAGAGATGCTAACGCTATTGGTCAACAGACTCGTAGAGGAAAAGGTAATATGATACTATGTTCTGCTGATGTTGCTTCTGCACTTCAAATGGCTGGTGTTCTAGATTACACTCCTGCTCTAAACAACAACTTGAATGTTGATGATACAACAACAACATTTGCTGGTATTATGAATGGTAGATATAAAGTATATGTAGACCCATATGCTGCAAACGTATCTGCATCACAATACTATGTTGTAGGATATAAGGGAAGTTCTCCTTATGACGCTGGTATGTTCTATTGCCCATACGTTCCATTGCAAATGGTTCGTGCTGTTGGTGAGAATACATTTCAACCAAAAATTGGTTTCAAAACTAGATATGGTATTGCTGCAAACCCATTCCACACAGGAACAAAGGCTGCCGGTGCTGATGGTGCGATTTCAATTACTAGTGCAACTAACAAATATTACAGAAAAGTTAAAGTTTCTAATCTTATGTAATATCGGTTTTAACCAACCTAAAACAGAGAGGGGATTTATTCCCCTCTTTTTTTTGTTATAAATAGTAGTATGACAACATTAACATCTCCATTATCAAGACAACCAACTGTATTAGATTATAGCAGTCCAACGCAGTTTAAATTTGGTATCAATCAACTACCAAAGGTTGAGTTCTTTACTACAGCTGCAAACTTACCTGGCATAAGTTTAGGTGAGTTAATTATACCTACACCATATACAGATATTCCTATCATTGGAGATAAGATAACATATGAAAATCTTTCAATATCCTTTATTGTAGATGAACAACTTGAAAACTATATTTCCATACATAATTGGTTGTTAGGTATTGGTTTTCCAAAGAATAGAACGCAGTTTACAGATTTTCGTTCAACTGGTTCTAATACTCCTACTGCTGGAGCTGGTGGAAATACTGATATTGGTAAAGTGGGTAAAGCTACTGCTGATAGGTCTTTTTATTCAGATGCAACTTTAACAATTTTGTCTAACAAAAATAATCCTATAGTAGAAGTAAGATACTCTGATTTATTTCCAGTATCTTTAACTGGATTAGATTATAACCAACAAGCAACAGACGTAGAATACCAGACAGCAACGATTGATTTTCGTTACAAATTATATGAAATAGTGACTTTATAAGTGAGATAATATGACCCTTGACGAATTGAAACTACAAGTCCAAAGAGACTTGAAAGTAGATAATGAACACCTAGATACCGAATCATTAAAAAACCAAGAAATAAAAGCAAACTACCTAGACTACAAATCTAGATACGAACTTCTTTTGTATAAAGCAAAAGGAGATTATAAACGAATGTATCGTGAGAAGTGGGAATACTATGGTGGTAAAGCTGATGCAAAAATTTATGCAACAAAACCTTTTGACCTCAAAGTCCTCAAGACAGACTTAGCAGTCTATATTTCCTCTGATGAAGAAATTATTAATGCAGAGAATAAAGTAGGATATTTAGAAACAGTAATAGACTATATCAAAGGAGTTATCAAGTCAGTTGATAATCGTGGTTGGGATATTAAGAACGCTATTGAGTGGAGAAAGTTTGAAGCTGGAGTGACATACTGATGAAAAAGGTAAATGATTATATTAAATTATATACAGATGTGGTAGACCCAGAGTTATGTAATGATATGATAAATTACGAATTTGATTATGAAAAGTCAGCTTATTCTACACACGATAGTGGTAAGGTTGTAAAACTTGAAAGAGTTGTAAGTGTTGATTGTTGGATAAAAGAAAGATATAAATTTTATGCACGACTGAAAAAAACTTATGAAAAATCACATGAGATATATAAAGAAGACTTTCCAAACTTTACTGTACAACATCATACAGACTTTCGTATTAGTAAATATAGTGAGGGTTGTTTTATGTCTAATCATGTTGACTTGATTCATCATAGTCATGGACAAAAATATGGATATCCACAAGTTACAGTATTGTTATTTTTAAATGATGATTATGAGGGTGGAGAGATAAAAATTGCAGACAACCTTTATAAAACCCCAGCTGGTTCTGCAATTATATTCCCTTCAAACTTTATGTATCCACACGAAGTTTTGCAAGTTAAAAAAGGAACTAGATATAGTGTTACTTGTTGGTTGATGTAATGAAAATTTCAAAGATAAATGAGGTTTACTTAGAGTTAGAAGTAGACGAAGACGTTTCTAGAGAACTATCTGATTACTTTACGTTTGAAGTACCAGGCGCTAAGTTTATGCCACAGTTCAGAAATCGTATGTGGGATGGAAAGATAAGATTATTTTCTCCACATAATGGAAGAATATATGTTGGACTATTACCATATATAAAAGAGTATTGTACAAAGAAGTCAATAGAATATACACTAGAAAAAGGAGTAGAAAATGACAGGAATGTTATTCGTGAGAATGTTAGAGAGTTCGCAGAATCGTTACGGCCGACATCTAGGGGGAAGTCCATTCAATTTCGTGACTACCAAATTGATGCCATACATCACGCTATACAATCAAATCGGTGTCTTCTTTTATCTCCTACTGCTTCAGGCAAGTCACTCATAATATACACACTTATTCGTTACTACAATATGATGGGTTTAAAAACTTTGATACTTGTACCAACCACATCACTAGTTGAACAGATGTATGCTGATTTTATTGATTATGGTTGGAAAGATGAATACATTCACAGAGTGTATGCTGGTTTAGACAAAGGTTCTAAGAAACCTGTGGTTATATCAACATGGCAATCGATTTACAAATTACACAGACCTTACTTTGCACAATATGGTTGCATCATAGGAGATGAAGCTCATCTATTCAAAGCAAAATCTCTAACAGATATTATGGCGAAGTCAGGAGAGGTGAAATATAGGTTCGGTTTAACAGGAACTTTAGACGGAACTCAAACACATAGACTTGTACTTGAGGGTCTATTCGGTCAAGTTAAGAAGATTATTACAACGAAGGAGTTAATCGACAGGGGAACTCTTGCACAGTTAGATATAGATTGTATTGTATTGAAACACACAGAGGAAGAAGCTCAAAGAGTTCGGTATTATACATATGCAGAAGAAATAAATTATCTTGTATCACACCCAAAGAGAAATAAGTTCATTGAAAAATTGTGTAAGAGTATTACAGGAAACACCTTATTACTATTTCAGTTAGTTGAAAAGCATGGAAGTTTATTATATAATGAATTAAAAAAACTTGACAGGAAAGTTTTCTTTGTGTATGGTGGAACAACTACAGATACGAGGGAAAAGATTCGTGCAATTACTGAACTTGAAAAAGATGCAATCATTGTGGCCTCATATGGTACTTTTTCTACAGGTATTAATATTAGGAATATCCACAATATCGTGTTCGCAAGTCCATCAAAAAGTAGAGTACGAGTGCTACAATCTATTGGTAGAGGGTTACGACAGACAGATGACAAGTCTAGAGTTAAACTCTTTGATGTGTCAGATAACGTATCCTATAAATCTAGACCCAACTTCACTTATAGACACTTTACACAACGACTAAATATATACAAGGAAGAAAAGTTTAATTACGATATTAATAGGATTAATTTATGAATCAATATGTTGTTAAATTATCAAATGGAGAAGATATAGTCTGTGAAGTAAATGAAGATTTAGGTTCACAACTAAAAATAAGTTCTCCTTTGAAAATGGATACTGTAGCCAGAACAACTAATAAAGGTGTTGTTGAATCTCTTTCTTTATGCAGATGGGTGCAACCTTATTCAGATGAACAATATTTTAATATAGAAAAAATGTCTATAGTAGTAATGACGCCTGCGAGTGTTGGACTATGTAAATATTATGATTACGTTTTGCAAAATATAAATAAAGTGGTTAGAAACAAAACTCCGACAGTCAAAGAGTTAAAAAAGATTGAAGAAGAAGAAATGGACATAGAAGAAGATTTAGTATCTGATGAAGACTTAGAAGCTATACTAGATAACTTTAACACTAAGTCAACAATACATTAAGTATTATTCTGATGAGTCACAATAGTGATTATACACCATTATAGAATAATGTCAACCCCAAATCAAAATAAATAAAATTAAATTCCACCTTGACAAAAGTACCAAATAATACTATAATAAGTACATAGATTAAAAAAGGAATTACTAATGGCAAAAACTAAGATAAAGGGCGCCCACTATGTGGACAACAAGAAGTTTCATGAAGCCATGGTGGCTTGGAAAGAAAAATGTAAAGATGCAGAAGAAGCTGGAGATGATCTTCCACGAATTACTGACTACATCGGCTCATGTTTTCTGAAGATTGCAAATGGTCTTTCGTACAGACCAAACTTCATAAACTATACTTATAAACAAGAAATGATTTCAGATGGTATTGAGAACTGTTTACAATACATTAAAAACTTCAACCCAGAGAAATCCAAGAATCCGTTTGCATATTTTACACAAATAATATACTATGCATTTATTCGTAGAATACAAAAAGAAAAGAAACAAACTCATGTCAAACATAGAATGATTGAGAAACAAGAATTTGTTCCTTATGTAACTATGGAAGGTGACACAACAAATTATTCAGTAGGAGGATTTGATGTTAATATTATGGTGCCTGAAGAAGCTGTATACAAACCTAAGAAAAAAGAAACTGAAAAGACCTCTAAGGGCTTAGAAAACTTTATGGAATAAACTATTGAAAATTGCGATAATTACTGATACTCATTTCGGTGCAAGAAATGATAATATGAACTTCAACGAATACTTCTTCAGATTTTACGAAGAACAATTCTTTCCTTATCTAAAAGAACACAATATAAAACATTGTATTCATATGGGTGATATTATGGACAGACGTAAATTCTTGTCTTATAGAATTGCAAAAGACTTTCGTGAAAGATTCATAGAACGATTTGCTGAACTAGGTGTAGAACTTCATGTTATGGTGGGAAACCACGATACTTACTTTAAAAATACAAATGAAGTAAATGCTGTTACAGAATTATTAGGTGACAGATATGAAAACATTCACATATATCCAGAGACAAAAGAAGTAACATTTGATAACTTAAATGTATTATTTGTGCCGTGGATTAATGCATCTAATCATGCAAGTACAATGAAGGCCTTAGAAACTTCAAGAGCAGAAATATGTATGGGTCATCTTGAGATTGCTGGTTTTGAAATGATACGAGGTATGAAGAACGAACATGGATATGATAAATCTCTCTTTACAAAATTTGATACTGTTTTTAGTGGGCATTTCCATCATAAATCAGATGATGGTCACATCTATTATTTGGGGAGTCCATACGAGTTTTATTGGAATGATTGTGATGATAAGAAAGGATTTCATATTCTCGATACAGAGAGTAGGAGCCTGGATAGAATAATCAATCCAAGAACTATTCATAAGAAAATATTCTATGATGATACTCAATCAGATTATACACAACACGACTTGACACAATACAAAGACAATTATGTTAAAGTTATTGTTGTGAATAAGAAAGATTTGTATCAGTTCGACCAGTTTATTGATAGATTGTTAAAAACAGATAGCCATGAAGTAAAGATCATAGAAGACTTTTCTGACTTAGATGCAAACACAGTATCAGATGATATAGTACAAAACACACAAGACACAATGACACTTTTGAATATGTACATAGATGAGTTAGACGTTACCTTAGATAAAAGTAGACTTAAAAATGTACAACGAGAACTATACACAGAAGCCCAGGATTTAGAGATTTGATTAATTTTAAGTATGTTAGATGGAAGAACTTTCTGTCAACTGGAAACCAACCAACAGAAATACAACTAGATAAAAACCCTACCACTCTTATCATTGGTGAGAATGGTGCTGGTAAATCTACAGTACTAGATGCAATTTGTTTTGGTTTATTTGGTAAACCTTTTCGTAGTATCAGTAAGAGTCAGTTAGTTAATTCCATTAACAATGGTGCAACTATGGTAGAGGTTGAGTTCTCTATTGGTTCAGTAGAATATAAAGTTATGCGAGGTATCAAACCTAACAAGTTTGAGATTTATCAAAATGGTAAAATGATGAACCAAGAGGCTAATGTTCGTGACTATCAAAAGATACTCGAACAGAATATTCTTAAACTAAACTATGGTTCATTTACACAAGTTGTAATACTTGGTAGTTCTACCTTTATACCTTTCATGCAATTGAAGGCCAGACATAGACGAGAAGTAGTTGAAGAAATTTTAGATATCAAAATCTTCTCCACTATGAACTTAATTCTAAAAGGTAAACTCAAAACTGTACTAGAAGATATTCGTGATATAG